ATCATCATCGATGAAGCAGACAATACCACTCCCGACGTACAACTCCTTCTTAGAGCGAGTATTGAGGAGTTCTCCACCAACTGTAGATTCATTTTTACCTGCAATTACAAAAACAAAATCATCGAACCCCTCCACAGTCGATGTGCTGTTATCGAATTTGGAATCAAAGGAAAGCAAAAAGCAGATCTCGCAACATGCTTTTTCAAACGTCTTAACTCAATTTTGGAACAAGAGAAGATTGAATCAGATAAGAAGGTCATTGCCGAGTTAATTAATAAGCACTTCCCTGATTGGAGAAGAGTTCTTAATGAGTGTCAAAGATATTCCGTGAGTGGTAAGATAGATACTGGTATACTTGCACATTTTAGTGACGTAAAAGTAAATGATCTCATTAAAAACCTCAAAGAAAAGAACTTTTCGGAAGTACGTAAATGGTGTGTCAATAACTTGGACAATGATCCTAGTGTATTATTGCGTCGCATTTACGATAGTCTTTACGAATCCCTTGTCCCTAGCTCTATTCCTGCTGCCGTTCTTATTATTGCGAAGTACCAGTATCAAATAGCATTCGTAGCCGATCAAGAGATAAATATGCTTGCATGTCTCACTGAGATTATGGTAGAATGTAAATTCAAATGAACTTAAAGGAAAAAATTAAAACAGCTGAGGAACGTATTAAAGAACTTCAGCGTCTTATCGAACACTGGAAAAAAGCACAATGATTTTAGTATTCATTATCGTAGGATTATTATTTTTTATCATGGGGTATGGTTTGTACCTCACCATAGGACCAGGTAAGAAAGACTTACGTGATCCTATTGATGAACATGCCAAGATGCATGAACTAGGAATAGCACATGGTCATGGTGGAAATAAAGGGGCATATGAAATGTCTGGAAAATTGAATCATAGTCATGAGGATTGAGACCAGAGAAGCAATGGAGATGTTGTTTTCGGCAAAATGGAATTTGCCAAAGGCAGCAAAACATTGTAGACTAACACATAAGGAAATGAAGATTACCTTTAGTGAGTACTGTGCTTTGCATGGTCCAGATTATAAAGCACCTGATGCTGCTATACAATTGCATTTAGATTATGATCATCAGTGAGGCAGATGCTACATGGGCTGCCGATAAATTTATTGATTATTTTAAAAATTTTGTTTCGATTGAAGATTATCTTCGGTACGTAAAAAAAGAATTAGTTTGTCAATCTAATCAATTGACTCCTTTGAAGGATTACTTTTTTAATGAAGATATTCCTCCAGAGGAGATGGATTTTGATATTAAGTTTATAGGTCAACGATTTAGTAACTCTTTACCCCAAGAGCATTATAAGAACTTATTAGCAGCAGTATCATCTCATAATAATGAGAGTAATATTCCTGGTAGGGAATTGCGTTGGATGGTGTTTGAAAAAAATACAGGTAAGACTCTAGGGTTTATAAGGTTTGGATCACCAACTATTAATTCAAAACCCAGAAATATATGGTTAGGTCAACCAGCTAATCTTTCTTTATTTAATCGTCATGCTGCTATGGGGTTTGTGATTGTTCCATCTCAACCCTTTGGATATAATTATCTTGGTGGTAAGTTACTTGCATTAATGTGTGTATCTCACTTTGCACGAGAGACTCTTAATGAAGTATTTGAAAAGGATATTGCTTTATTTGAAACTACTTCCTTATATGGTTCTACTACATCTGCATCACAGTATGATGGACTCAAACCTTTTATGAGATATAAAGGTTTAACGGATAGTAAGTTTCTTCCATTACTTCATGATACAGTATTTCATGAACTTCATGATAGGTTTACTTTATTGAATAATAATACACCTTTAACTGATAATAAGGCATCTTCTAAAAAAATGAAAAGACAGACAAAGATGATTGCTAGTGTTAAAAAATCATTGAAAGATAAGGAGAAATTAAAAGAATTTAATACTGTAATTGATATGGCCTTCGGATTGACGCAACAAAAAAGATTTTATATTTCTACTTATGGATATAAAAATGTCAGGGAAGTGATACGTGGGGATGAGGATAAGTTAATACGTGGGCCTAACTGGGATAAATTTCACCTAGATAACATTATATCTTGGTGGAAACGAAAGGCAACCAAACGTTATGAGAAACTTAAACAAGAAGGACGTTTCAGAGATAGGGTCGAACTCTGGACAGAAGATGATAACATTCAAATCATAAGATAATGGAAGAAGATCATTTACCAGATCATATTAATAATCTTTGGGAGGATATGGATCGTCTCAATGCTTTATATGAAGAACTAATGTGGCCACATGATGTGGAACTGGAGTTTAAGGCTGACTATGAAAATAATAGAATTATTATTTCAGTAAAGGATGAAAAATTAAAAAAACCTGCTTTATAAAAGATGTCAAATAATATTGTTTTTTATTCCTATAAGACAAATGTTCATGACCATATTAATAATCATGAACTCAAACGTTTAGATCATAGTATCAGTTCACTTAGAAAATTTAATAATAAAATATCTGTTTTTTTATTTTGTGATGACCCTGAGTTTATCCCCCCTTATTTTTCTTTAGAGTATAATGTAAGAGTTTTGCCTTTTGAACCCCAGGTTAAACATCAAATGTTATTTCTTTATAAGTGGTTTAATCTTCAATTTTTTGAATCCAATCCCCATGCTAATATTTTATACTTAGATTCTGATACGGTTTTCTATGGGGATGTTCAATATCTTTTTGATCACTATAATTATGCCGAAGTATTTGGGAGAGAGGAGTTTGGTTTCCGACATGATCCTAATACGGGTGGAGGAAAGGGTATAAGAAAAGCACTTGATTATGTGGATCAATGTATAGAAGAAGTAGGTGGAGAGGTGTACATATACAAATATTGTACAGGAGTAATGTTATTTCGAGATGGTATTCATTTGGAGATGGTAGATCGTTTAGGAGAGATGGTTGAGTTAATGCTTAAGATGAGGGATGGTAAAATTCCTTATCCAGTCCCTAATCCAAGAATAATGGATGAATATGCCTTATGGGTTATTTTGAGTAGGATAGGGGTCTATGCAGGTCTCTTTGGTGCTCAAGATGTGACGCAAGGGTATATAGAACAAAAGCATGAAGAATTCTTTAATCCTATTGTTCTGCATTACACTACTAAAGGGGAACAGATAATGGCTGAAGAAGATGAAAGATTTAGTAATTTAATAAGAGAGGTTGATGAAGTTAGTGAGCATATTGATCCTTATCATATATTATGAATGAGTATAAACTTTGTTTCTTTCATGATTTTATTACTCAAGAAGAAAGTAAAAGAATTTCAAATTTTATTTTAAAAAATGAAAATTATATAAAATCTTTAGGTGAAGATACTTATGTAGCCACTTCAAATAATTCTTTAACAGGAAGGTATAAGGTATATAATTATCTTCAACATATGCCAGGTGAAATTTTGATTCCCAAAATAAAAAATATTTTTGGAAAATGCTTAGTTCAATGTTGGGCAAATACATTTAGGAAAAATGAAGGTATAGAAACTCATATTCATGGACCTTCCAAAGATTCAAAAAATATTATATGTGGGAATTTATTTTTATCAGGCCCTACTTATGGTACTTATTATAAAGATAAATCTATTGAGAGTGAGGTGGGAACTTTAATTTTATTTTCTTTAGATCATCCTCATGGTGTCTTACCAAATCCCACAGAGTGTGTTAGAGTAAGTATGGCTTTTGATATCTATGCTGATCCTTCTGTTTTTGGTATGATAAATGAAGAACCTCATAGATTCTTTCTAATTGAATAATATGGAACTAAAAGATTGGCTTAATTCTATTAATTTTACTAAGGAGAATCTTATAGAAGATCCTTCTGCGATAAAGGATTATGCCCCTTATATTATTAATCGTTGTTTATCAGGACATCTTGATTGCGTGTTGTTTGCAAACGAGATGAATAAATACTCTTTCCTTGATAAGGATATGCAATATTCATTTTATCTAAATACACTTAGGAAAAAGAAGAGATTCAGTCCCTGGCTCCGAAAGGATAAAGTCACAGACCTTGAAAT